CATGATATCAATCACTCAAGGTATTGTCGGTGGATTCGCTGCGGTTGAGGGTATAACTGCAATGGTCGGTGAAGGGAATGAAGACTTGCAAAAAACAATGGTCAAGCTTCAAGGGGCAATGTCGGCTCTTGCAGGTATTCAGGCAGTCGCTAACACACTTAATAAAACGAGTGCAGCGTATACTACTGCGAATACTATCGCTACCAATGTGAGTACATTTGCTCAGAAGAGATACGCAGCCGCAGTCGGAACTACAACGGGTGCAATGAGGTTGTTAAGAATTGCAGGTGCAGCGTTAGGAATTGGTTTAATAATTGGGGCGATTGCTTTACTTGTAGCCAATTTTGACAAGCTTAAAAATGTAGTCGGCAAATTTATCCCAAGTTTAGACACTATTACAAAAGGGTTTAAGGCTGCTTACAATGCAGTGACTGACTTTTTAGGAATCACAAACGACCAAACGAGAGCGGCTGATAAATTAAAAGAAAGTTCTGATAAACTTTTAAAATCCCAACAAGATGAATTAGAAGTGTTAAAAGCCAGTGGAGCAACTAAAAGAGAATTATATTTAGCCGAATATGATATGATGGCAACCCGTATTGCTACTTTAGATAAGATGGCAAAACTAAATAAAAAGTATTCAACGGAAGAGGCAGCCGAAAGAGCAGAGTTAATTCAATCTATAAAAGTTTTAAACGCAGAGTATAGAAAAGAAGAGTCCGATTCAGATAAGCAAAAAGGAAAAGAATCAAAAGAAGCACAAACAAAAGCTAATGAAGCAGCAAGAGTTAAAAGGGAAGAAGCATTAAAACAAAGAATTAAGCAAGACCAACAAGCTTTAAAAGATAGAGAACAAAACGCAAAAAATGAAAAGGAACTTATAGAGGGTTTAGAAGAAGATGATAAAGCAGCGGAAGATAAAAAAATAGAAGAGGGGAAAGCCGCAGATGCTTATAATCTTCAGGTAAAAATAGATTCATATAAGTTACACAAAGACATAGATGCAAAAGCATTAGAGGATAAAAAATCATACAAAGACCAAATTTTAGCCATTGAGCAATCTATTGTAGATTCTCAAATAGGGATAGCTCAACAAGCTGGTCAATTCTTAAACCAAGTTGCAGGGGATAATAAAAACATATCTTTAGCAGCATTAGCAATTGAAAAGGGAGCAGCAATAGCCAGTATAATAATAAATACACAAAGAGAAATAGCAGGTTACTATGTTGCAGCATCGGCAAGGTCAGCCTTAACTGCAGGGACTACAACTGCATTCGACCAAGCTTTAGCAGCTAAGCAATCTATCTTTGCTAAAGTCAGAGCAGGAATCGGCATAGCAAGTATTGGAGCAGCAGGTTTAAATGGTGCTAAACAAATATCGGGGGGTGGTGGTTCTGCAGGTGGTGGGGGTGGTGGTTCAATCTCAAGTCAGCCTCCTCGTTTAGATACATTCCAAAGCAATAGACCTGCGATGAATCCAAATCAAAGAGTTTACGTTTTAGAAAAGGACATCACCGATTCACAAGGTCGAGTAGCCAGGATTAGGCATAACGCAACTTTGATTTAAGTCTATATTGTACATAGTTTAATTATAAATATAATATAATCAATGAAGCTACCTTTATATGTTTTGGATATAGACGAGAATCTTGAGGATGAAACTTCAGTTTTCGCAGTAGGTCTTGTATTACAACCTGCTATTGAGCGTAATTGGCAGACTTTTTCAGCGCAAGAACCTATAATTGAACACAAATTCACTGTTGTAGATGAGGAAAAACGCATTTTAGGTGGCTTTTTAATGGCTGCTGAGCAACCAATTTACCGCAGAGACGAAGACGGAACGGAGTATTATGTGAAATTTACCGCTGAAAGCATTGCAAGAATCGTTAATAAGTTGGCTAAAAGTGGCAAACCATTGTCTTTTAACCTTAATCACGACGATAATCTACCTGTAAAAGGAGCTTATTTACTCTCTCATTTTATAATTGATAGCAAATTAGGCATTAAAACGCCTGATGGATTCACCCCTGCACCCGATGGCTCTTGGTTTGGGTATGTTAAAATTGAAGACGATGCAGTATGGGACATGGCAAAGAAAGGTGACATCAAAGGTTTTTCAGTTGAGGGTTACTTTAACGATAAGAAAGTAGACGAAGCCGAGCAAAACGAATACGAAGAATTAAAAAATAAAATAATATCGAATATGGAATTTAATAAATTAAAAAAGGTCTTGGGCGAAGACCTTACTAACCAACTTAAAAAAGTTTTTAGTGAAGAAACGCCCGTTGTAGAACCTGCGATTGAATTAGCAATGACAAGTTTGTTAGACGGTAGCGCAAGTGTTAAAGGAACTATCGCAGTAGGCGAAAGTGTAACTTTAATTATGGCTGACGGTAGCGAAGTTGAAGTACCTGACGGTGAACACACTCTTGAAGGTGACATTGTTATCACTGTAACGGGTGGAGTTATCGAAGAGGTAAGTACACCTGAAGAAGAAAACCCGTTGAATGACGAAGCAATGATGTCTAAGGTAAACGAAGCATTAGAGGCTCAAGCAAATGACTTTAACACTCAGATTGCTGAAATCCACTCAAAGTACGCTTCTGAAATTGAAGCATTAAACGCAAAGACAACCGCTTTATTTTCAGCAGTTGGAATCCTTGCTAAGACCGAAGAAGCTGAACCCGTTAAGGATGATGCAAAGAGAAAATCAGTAAGCGTTGGTGCTTCTCAATTCTCAAGATTAACTGAAATATTAAACAAAATAAAATAAATAAGATGAAACTTAAAAAATTCGCCTATGACACCACAGGATTACCTGCGGTAGTTAACGACCAATCACTTGAACTATTAATCCGTTCTTTCTACGAAGGCAAAACGGGAGCAACTTTCGCAAAACAAACGGGTATCAAAAGTACTGCTGATTTGCATTACATCACCACTGAATTGTTCTACCAAGCTGACACTGCTTGTGCATTTAACGCTTCAGGTAAGACTGGTTTCTCAAAGAGAACTATCACTGTTGGTAAAATCAAAGTGCAACAAGAATTTTGCGCAAAAGAACTTGAAGGATTTTGGACTGAAAGAGCATTGCGCCCAGGCACTATGTATGACTACATTGCATTCGAAGCTGACTTTACAAACTTCTTAGTAGGTTTGTTGACCGAAGCAAAAGAAACTGCATTGTGGCAATCTGCAATCGGTGGTTCAGGTGGTTCTAATTTGACTCAATTTGATGGTTTCAACAAAATCATCCTTGATGCAAGTGCTACTACTATCAACGGAAACCCAAGCGGTATCACTACTGGAACGGGCATCACTTCTGCAAACGTAGTATCTATATTTGACGGAATATGGGCGTTGCTTCCTGCTAAATTGAAAGGTAAGGCTGATTTGCAATTCATGTGTGGTAGCGATATTTTCGACAAATTAATCCTTGCATTGAAAGCTGCTAATTTATTCCACTATGATGGTGTAAATGGTTCTGCTTACCAAAGCCAAGAGTTGATTTTGCCAGGCACTGGAATCAAGGTAGTTGCTTTCTTCGGATTAGACGGAACAAATAGAATCCATTTAGGTAGAACTTCTAACTTCATTATCGGTACTGACTTGGAAAGCGATGAGGATATGTTCAACATCAGAGAAAACCCTATCAGTTTGACTATGATGCTTGATATCCATTTCAAGGTTGGTACTCAAGTGAAATTCCCGAATGAAATCGTAACCTTTAAATTAGTTTAATTATGGCTTGTTTACTATCAACTGGATTTACCCTTGACTGTCGTGATAGTATCGGGGGCGTAGACGAAGTTTACATTGGAGAATTAGAGTATCTTAATACTACTACTTTCACAACTTCAGCAGGTTTAGTTTCAGCAATGGCAATGACGGGTGGCAAAAAGTTCTATAAATATGAACTTCGCAGAAACACGGCAGAGGCTAAAGCAGACAACGCAGGTGAGGTTACAAGTGGAAGTGGTTACATCATGCAGTCAGTTGAGTTTCAACTCGATCGTTTTGATGTTGCTAAACGTAACGAAATAAGAGTACTTGCTCAGAAGCCTTTAATGTTTATCGTTAAAGACAAGAACGGTTTGTTTAGTTTGTTCGGTTCTGAGAATGGTTTAGACCTTTCAACGGGAACTGCGGGAACGGGCAAAGGTGCAAGTGACTTAAACGGTTTTGTTTTGACATTTACTGGAGAAGAGAAGACTTATCCTTATGGAATCTCTCAAGCTATTGTTACTACATTAATCTAATAAATTATAATTAAATAAAGGGAGGCTTAACGGCTTCCCTTTTTTTTTGTACTTAAGTGACTTTTTAATATAATATAAGTAATGATAAGACTTAATCTTGGAAGTAACGTTGTGGTATTGACTTTGTCTGAAAAGATAACGATATCAAGTCCTAACTTCTTGTTTGAATTTATTAATAATCAAACGCAAATAAAGTACTATTGTATATCAAGTGATTTAAGCCTATATCCCGAAAGATATAATAAGTTTACAATAATAGTAAAGACTACAACCCCAAGTCCATTAGTAGGCGAAATTCAGATACCTTTAGGAGATGAAT